AACGGCAGCAGAGATTAGAACTTTAGTAGAAAGTGCTACTGATAGTAACGTATTTACTGATGCTGACCACACAAAACTAAATGGTATCGAAGCTTCAGCAACAGCAGATCAAACTGGTGCTGAAATCAAGAGTTTGTATGAAGGAGAAAGCGATACTAATGCCTTTACTGATGCTGAAAAGACAAAGTTATCTGGTATTGAGATAAATGCTACCGCAGACCAAACAAAAGCAGATATAGATGCTCTTGGTATTGCAGCTACAACCGCAGCTACGCTTGCTACTGCTCGTAATATAGCTGGAGTTGCTTTTGACGGTTCAGCAGACATTTCTCTTAACAATAATGCGATTACTAATGGTGCTGGATATATAGACGGTTCAGCTTTAAATGCAGCTAATTTAAGTTCTGGAACGATCCCAGATGCTAGATTCCCTGCTACATTACCAGCAGCTTCGGCAGCAAACTTAACATCAATACCAGCAGCTAATATAACTGGAACTTTACCTGCTATAGATGGTTCAAATTTAACTGGTATTGCAGCAGATAAAATATTTGAAGGAAATACTGAAGTAGAAACAGTTGATACAGGTACTAATGGTCATATTAAATTTACTACTGAAGGAACAGAAAAAGTACGTATACGAACAGATGGTAATTTAGGTCTTGGTCATGATAATCCACTAGCAAAAATTCACGCATATGGTACTACTCCATCTATGAGATTTACAGATAACATTGGTAATTGTACATATGTTGCAGGTGCTAGCACTAGTGATGTTTTTGTAGGTAGTTCTAATAATTATCCATTATTAATTAAAACTAACAACACAGAGAGATGTCGTGTTAACACAGATGGTCATGTTGTTCCAGGGTTGGATAGCACTTACGATTTAGGATTAACTGGAACAAGATGGAGAAATGTTTATGCGGATACATTTTATGGAGATGGTTCAAATTTAACTAATCTTTCTGGAGGTTTAGTGGGCGGTGGTAGTGAAGCATTATTTGTTGAAGCAGAAAATCAGATGGATACCAGTTATACAACAACAGCAGGGAAAAACTATATTTCAGCAACGCCATTGACTATTGCTTCTAGTGTTGTTTTAACTATTACATCTGGCTCTGTTATGGCTTTTGTCTAACAACTTTACCCTTTTAAAATTATGTCAAAATTAAATGTTGATGAAATTGAATCTAATAGCACTAATACAAATGTAAAAGTCACTACTCAGGAAGATGGATCGTTACAAGTAAAAGGTGCGAGTGATGATGGCACTTTGCAACTTAATTGTTCTGCACAATCTCATGGTGTAAAGCTAAAAGCTCCAAATGCAAATCAGAAATACACAATGATATTGCCAGATAATCAAATAGCAGCAGGTAAATTTTTAAAAGTAAAAAGCATAACAGGAACTGGAGCTACAGCCGTAGGTCAATTAGAATTTGGAGATGCACCTTCTTCAGATCTTGGTGATTTAAATGCAAGTAATTTATCGTCAGGAAGTATCCCTGCTGCAAGATTCCCTACTGATTTAGCTGGTTCTACAGGTGCAGGTTTAAAGCTATATAACAGAACAGTAGTATCTTCCAATGTTAATCAAATAGATATTACTGGTTTTGATGATGATGCAGTATATAAAATAATGGGTGATATTAAACTTACTCAAGGTAATACTTATCTAAATTTTTTCCCTTTAAATAGTTCTGGAAATACTACGACGTCATTTCTTTACTCTTTTTATAATGGTTCAAATGATTCAAGAGGGGGTTCACCATCGCTTGACCGATTTTATTTGAATACTGGTTTAAGCTCTTCCTTTTTTGCTTTTAATGGAGAAATTGGTACTAAAGGTAGTGGTGACAATTGGTTAATGTTGACAGGTAGTAACCCTAGAGAAAGCAATGCAAATAAATATGAAGTTTATCTTTCATATAAGCTTAATCAGGCATTCTCATCTAATAGGATAGGTGGGATAAGACTTACTCCATTTAGTGGGAGTTTTACAACTAACACTGAAATATTAGTATATAAATATGTTGAAAGTTAATTAGCTTTAGATGAAAATATGATTTACAATGAAAATAATACCTTACATATAGTATGTCAAAAATAAAAATAAATGAAATTGAGTCTTTAACAAGTAATGGTGATTTGTCGATTACACCTAGTGGAACTGGTGTTTTTGAGGTTGCAGCAGATAATGATGATGGAACTCTACAATTAAATTCAGCTTCTAATAATAGTAGTGTAAAAATCAAATCTCCATCTTCAGGTGCTGCTCAATCTTACACAATGATTTTGCCTGAAGATAATATTACAGCCAATCAATTTCTTAAAGTTAATAGTATATCAGGTAGTGGAGCAACCGCTATAGGGCAATTAGGGTATGGGACTATTACAGGTGGAGATGTTACGCAATTAAATGGAAGTGATTTTACAAGTGGTACAGTGCCTACAGCTAGATTAGGTGATTTTGGTGCTTCTGCGGGAGGTGGATTACAACTTGTTCAAAAGCAAACCGCATCATCTACTGTTTCGTCAATTACATTTAGTAATATTTTTGAGGCTAATAAAATGTATAAAATTATTGGAAAAAAAATATTTATGGGTAGTAGCACATATCCAAACGTAGATTGGCTCGATGCTAGCGGTAATTCTCAATCTAATATAAAACAGACTTATTGGCCTGGTGTTGGCAGCACTAATAGCCCTCCTTCAAATGTAACTTTTACTAATAGTTACATGAGACTATATGCAGGTAGCTATACTAGTCAGGGATTTGCTTTTGAAATTGAGCTTAGTAATAAAGAAGAACAAGTATGGATGCATTATAGAGGTTTTGGTAGGGCAGGTGATAGTAGGATGGAAGGATATGCTACTTTTACTGTTTCGTCCCGTAGAATATACGGTTTAAAATTTTATCCGCAAACTGGTAATTTTGCTACAGATACACAAATTTTAGTATATGAATATAATGAAGTATAGTTTTAATATTATGAGGATGTTATGTCAAAGTTAAAAGTAGATACTTTAGAAAGTAATAGTAAAAGTATAAAATTTGTCCCAAAAGGTACAGGACTTGTAAAAGTAAAAGGTGCAGGTGGAGAGGATGGAACATTGCAACTTACTGCTGCTAATGGATCAAATGCAGTAAAATTAAAATCTCCTGCTCACTCTGCTGGTCAAAGTTATACGATGATTTTGCCTGATAATCAAATCGTAGCAGATTCATTTTTAAAAGTTAAAAGTGTTAGTGGTAGCGGTGCTACTGCAACAGGACAGTTAGAATATGCCACGATTGCTGCACCAGATGTTTCTTCTTTAAATGCGAGTAATATAACATCAGGTACTGTACCATCAGCTAGATTCCCAACTTCTTTCTCAGCAGATTCAGCAGCTTTTGAATTAGTACAAAAAACTACAGTTACCGCATCTAACGGAGTTCAAACTATATCATTTACAAATTTTGCTGATAATGCAATGTATTATATGGTTGGTAAAATTTTAAAATATTGTTATTTAAGCAATGGCTCTGCATATAGTAGTTATTTTAATATGAGTTTGTTAGATTCATCAGGCAATAACTATGCTGGTGTTCTATCAGAGAAATTAATGGCAAATGATAATTACAGTCATTATTATATCACTAGTTCATCTAGTATTAATTATTTTATTAATTTTCAATCAGGAACCCCAAGACCTAAACAAGCCTTTACTGCCGAAATTAGTACAATAGCTGGTTATAATTATGTTCTTGGCAAATCTTTTCATCCTCAGTATGTAACAAATAAATGTCTTGTTAACGGATGTCTTAACCCTGCTTATAATACTACTGATAGGATTCATGGCATAAAATTAGCTTGCGGTGATTCTTATTTGGGTTTTGCAAGTGGAACCCAAATTTTACTGTACAAATACAAGGAGAGCTAATGTACAAAATGGTAAATGGTGTCACCATTGAAATGACAGATGAGGAAATTGCACAATATAATGCAAGCCAACCTACCGATTCAGAAATTCTTGCTCAAAAATGGGAAGTAATCAGAGCAGACCGAAATGGCAGATTAGCTGCAACAGATTGGAGAGCTAGTAGTGATCTTACGTTGTCTGATGATTGGAAGACATATCGTCAGTTACTTAGAGACTTACCTTCTTCTCAGTCCGACCCAGATAACATTACTTGGCCTACAGAACCTAGCTAACAATTAAAGCTGCTGTTACACTATAAGAAACACACTGTTTACTTATGGCTCGTAAAACGATTGAAGAACTACAGCAAGAAATACAAATTTTAAAAAGAAATCAGGAAGAAGCTGTTCAGGTTGCGAATAATTGTCGTGACCAAATTATGCGTGTTGAAGCTGTATTAGCTGATAGAGCAGAGGCTGAAACCGAAAAAAAGTCTATTGCGAAATAATAGAAAAGCAGTGTAAATGCTGCGGTAAAGTGTTTTCTACAACAGAGCAAAGAAGAAAGTATTGTTCTAATGCTTGTAAGACAAGATTTTATCGTAGGAAAAAAGCTACTTAGTAGTTGCCATTTTTCTTGTTAAAAATCCTAATGTGACGTATGAAGGAGTGACTACTATAATGAAAAGTAACACTAGACTTTTTAAGTAAATGCTAAACCGCATCTGTCAAATTCTGAGTATTGTTTCATTTGTAATGGTAGCTTCTATGAGTGGTGGAGCATACTTTGGTTACAAGTATGTAACTTCGGAACAGTTCAAGTCCAGAGTTATGAAAGAGATTATGGGTAATGTGTCGGAACTTATGCCAAAGGTATTAGATCAAGGTTTACCTGATGTTACAGGGCCATCTGTGCCAACTAACAAAATTCCTGGTATTCCTAAATTATAATTTTATATGAATAGCAATATCATCAAAGGAGTATCAATAGGACTTGGAACTATCTTTGTTGCTTCCAACTTTTATACTATTAATCTTCTAAGCAAGAAATCTAATCTACCAATGTTTGATTTACCTGTTAGCAAATATTCTACTTACGAGATAGAGGCTGATAAAGATAGTTATAAGATAAGACATCGTATGCACGATCCAAGAATTATTGCTTCAATAGAAAGCAGCAAAAAACCAGCAGGATTTTTAGGTGCAAGTAAGTCATACGTCACGAAAGAAAGTCAGAGAATAGCTGGTGAAAAGGATATAACTGTTATCAATAATGGTGAGCTTACAGCAAAGCAGATAGCCTGTATTGAAGAACGTGCAAAAGGTGAGTCAACTGGTGAACTTATTGGAACGTCAGTAGTTACAGGAACAGGTTTATCCAGTTCATTAGCTAATGTTCCTATCGTTGGTTGGTTCTTATCTGGCTTTGCTACAAATCAAGCAAGGAGAGAAGGCGGTAAGATAGGAGCAGATATGGCTTCTGACTTTAACGACTGCTGATTATGAAATGTTATTGGTGCGATACAGAATTAATAATAGGTGGCGATATTGATATTGAAGATGGAATGAATGGTTATCCTGAGTTTTCAGTGATGACTAATTTATCCTGCCCTAAATGCTTTTCTGAAGTGGAAGTATTAAAGAAAAGAGATGCCTACGATTAAAGTTCCTGAGATAAAAATACCAAAAATAAATATACCAGAAACACCTTTTATACCTGAAACTGTATTGGTAGGAGAGAACCCTGCTTGTGATTTAACTAATAGAGATATAGAACTATCAGAAAACCCGACTATTATTTTTCACGGCAGAAAAGCTTATGCTACTTGTCCTAATGGTCAGGCAATCGCTGTCACACAACCAATTAAAGTACAACCAGAAGCTAAAACATTTAGACCTATTGTTTATGACGCACAAGACACTATAGAAACAGAAGGTACATATAATTTTCAACCGAAAGCAAATCCAGTAAATATTAATTTAGGACAGAAAGAAGAGAAAGAAGAGATTGAGTTAGTACCTTGTCCACCAAAAAATGCACCTTATAGAAAAGGCGATTGGCGTAATGAGCTTAGATTAGAAAGGCTGGTAAAATATGAG